GCTTCATTAATACCTTTAAAGATTGGTTTTTCTGCATGTTTCAAGTATCTACCAAGTTCGAGATTAAATCGAGGATCACGTGGGTTAATACCACGTGGTGCCTTACCTAAATCTTGTTTCTCAAATTTAACAAACATATTGAGTCTCGCGTCCTCTTCACTCAAGGGTTTACGCTGTAATGATAATAGAGCGTCTTCGTACACGCGTTTCTTCGAACCGGTATAGCGGTCGACTACTTGTCGACGGCTCAAACGGGGTAACGGAGGAACTGCGCGCACGACTTTGGTGCGAAAATCCTTAAAGTGTTGTTTGTTAAATGCATTTTTGATTGGAGTGATTGTGTTTCGGAAGCCGGGACCATTTTTGTCCTTGCAGAAGAAGTAGCGTTCCGTCAATGCACGTCCAATTGCATCGACACCATTGTTGTAAACACCTAGGTTGTGATCTAGGCCAAACCCCTCAATGGTGGTATAAATTCTGGGTTTTGGGTCATTCCCGTTCCGGCGTATGCACAACTTACCAACTTTATCCAAAGCAACCCGTTCTACCAACTCGGGGTCTACTTTAGTGTTAGTGCCATACACCGTACGCGGGCAACCTCAACAGATGGTTGGAGCGACGCGTGGCACACTGCCAAACGCCTCACGCAACCAACGGGGTGCCCTCGCTCTAACGGTATTCTGTTCGTCTAAGACCCCTTCACCAAAATAGGTGTTCAACACAATCTGTTGATGGGCCACAATGTCTACATTGCGAACAGTCCCTTCACGACAAACCTTGAGGTACTCACGTTCAATCAGCAATCTGTTAGCTTCACTTGCTTGTAGATTACCAAATTTGGCTCGCAAACATAAAACTACGCTGGCAGCAAACCGTGGCACAACCATTACTTGGTGTCTGTCTGGGATACCCGTACGGTTAACAAGTCCTAATTTACGTAGTTCTTGTTCCGCTAAGTGTGGTTCTTCGGCTGTTTCAACAACTCCCTCCACGAAGTTGTTGTAGTTAGCCATGTCGTAACCTGTATCATTATATATTTCTTTCATGCAATGTGTGACACCTGCTGTCCCAGCCCCGGTGTTGTGGATTACCATTGCATCACGCACTTCATCGCGTAATTTTGACTCTTCTTTGATTTCATTTAATAGTTGATCATCTACGCAAAATAACCAGCGCAAAAGTTTGGATTGGACTAGAGATTTGTATTTGCGGACGCGGGACCAGCGGGACGTGCTGGTCGTTGAAATCGTATCGTGGAATGTTGTGGTCATGGTTGGTGGAGAAAAAGAAAGAAATGGGTGCTTTAGCCAAGCAGGCTGGAAAGGGCCAGATTCCACTGTCAGTGTCTTACACACCGAGAAAGATGAGGTGGCAGATGCTAACCTACCCGACGCTCGGAACTCTCATCATGTGCACCAAAATTGGTGCTTACCCCCCCCTAGACCGTAGTCATAACCACAGGTGGGTCAAGTAATTA